GATGCTCGACCAGTGCCCACCACCGGTGGGGAATGGGACGAGCACGGTGTAGGTTTGGCGGGTTGCCATTTTTCGTTTCTCCATAAACGGGAAAGCCCCTCTTGGGGAGGGGCTTGGCGGGTGTTGAGTTTTTTGAGCGGATAAGAAAACGCCCCGGAGTGCGGGGCGTTTATTGAGGCACGGGGATTGGTGTAACCGGCACGGAATCAGGCCAGCCTTCTTTCAGCATTGCATCCACATAAGTGTCTGCCTCGACAGCTTGAAGCAGCTGAAATTCACGGTCGAAGCAAGCCTGAACGTGCGCCCTGACGGCTTTGGCAATGGCGAGAATCTGCTGCGCTCCAATTTCTACGAAGCCATCGAGGGTTTTGAAATTGCAGCGATAGTCAGGATCAAGCATCGCCGAAAGTCCCGCGCCGTAAATCAGCCCTGCGCTTTCGCGCGAGGTCGCAATCGATAAGCCGTCCACAGACACGGCAGAATCTTCGCGTTCATAACGCTCGGCAGCGACTGACCGCGCATAGTCAGGAGCCACTTGCGGAAACGGCTCTTTGATAATCTCGTTGCCCACCTTTCGCCAGATACCATCGGTTTCTTGCGTCAACCTGACAAACAGGTCCTGGTCGATTTTGACGGCTGACGCGGGGATCTGATGAACCCCTTCAATCAGACAGGCCTGTAATTTCGAATGTTCGTCGAATAGTGCGTATTTCATGATTACTCCTTAACTGCCCACCGCGACCCAATGAAAGACGGTGACCCCAGGAAATGTGTGCTTTCCGTAGAATGCAGTGAGATTTGACACTCCCACGTCCACATAACCGTTCACTGGTGACCCAGGCGTGTAGTTCAAGGTGGCATTCAAGCTGTACATGGCATTTGGGAAAGGGATCGGAAAGGCAGTGGCAATATCCGTTCCGCCATTTCCGGAGACCCTGCCCCACTGAACAATCAAGCCACCGAGCCACGACGGGAAAATGATGTAACCGTTGATAGCTTTGAGGATTTGAAACCCCCAGCGCAGTTTTTTAGGCGTTACGATTGTGTTGTCGTCAGCCCCAGAGTCGGTCTGTTCTTGGGTTGAAACTTTAGCCGTGCCTTGTTTGATTTCGGTCGCTTGTTGCCCCAGAACGGCTAGCGCAGCGATATCAAGGCTTCCCTGATTGACCGGCGCGTTCCAGGCTTTGATGCACCACATGACTGCGAGATTGCGCGGGCGGGTTTCCAAACCACCAGTATTCGTAGTCGACCAGTTCAGCGTTCCGCCAGCCGCCAAAATAACGCCTGTCGAACCACCTGATGCAGCAATTGATGTGGGGGCGCTGATTTGGTGGGTGTGGGTTTTCAGCTCATCTGCCTGATAGCTGCCTACTGCCCGACCTACATCGGCACCACGCCCATGATCCCAGCCACGTAAAAACTCGCCACGCGATTCCGGCAAGCGGAAGTTACCCGCCCCCTCATTACCCTTGTTGTAAGTGGTGCCGAGATAAGCTGCGAGATCCGGATAGGTCGCAATGCTCTGCACGCTGCCATCCAGCTCCAGATAACCGGGAGCGACAATGCCGGTCGGGAATGCCAGAACAGCACCAACCGGAACAGCAGACTTGAGCCGTTCGACTTCCTTGGCCAGTGCCGCTACATCAATGGATCCCTGATTGACCGGGGCATTCCAGGCTTTGATGCACCACATGACGGCGATGTTGCGAGGACGGGTCTCAGTTGCCGCGCCAGAGTTGTAGGTTCTTACACGACCAATACTCAATTCGGCATTGTCGCCCTCGGTGCGCAGGATCCAGTCCGCCGCCGTATCCTTCAACACAACCGTCGGATTTTCTCCATTGGGATCGACGGCCTGCCCTCCCCCTGATCCAGTCGGGAGGGAATGGAAGTGAGCCTTGAGGCTGTCCGCTTGATAGCTTCCAGATGCACGGTTTGCATCTACCCCACGCCCATGATCCCAGCCGCGCAAGAACTCCCCGCGGGCCTCCGGCAAACGGAAATTCCCAACGCCCTCATCACCCTTGTTGAACTTGCCGCTCAGATAAGCGCTCAAGTCCGGGTAAGTTGCGCTGCTCTTGACGCTGTTATCCAGCTCCAGAAAACCCGGCGGCGGCGAGTCAACCGGGAACGCCACAATCGAGCCCACCGGCAATGCTGACGCCTTGGCAATCAGCGCTTCAACTTCAGCTTTGGTGTACGAATCCTTTATTCCAAACCCTGCGAGCGTCTCGGGATTTGCCCCGGCAGTCGCTCGACCATATTCATCAACCGTCAGACTCTTGTAAGTCCCGGCAGCAATCCCGGTGCGACCGGCGAGCATCTTGAACGTCAGCGACGTGGTGCCGAGAGTAATCGGCGCATTGGTGGTCAGGTACCACAACGAATCTCCATTCGCCATGCCCTCCTCGACCATCACGGTCAGTCCCGGCGTAACCTTGGCGTTACTGTTGGCATCGGTTGCCCGTACCCAGTCGCCATTGGCGACAATCCACAGGCCGTTGTCCTTGGCCAGCGTCTGGCTCGGCAGCAGCACACGGTCACCGGCAATCACCGCGACACCGTCGATCTGCTGCGCGCCGTTCAACACGACATTGCCCGTTGCAGCGACACGCACCGATTGTTTGCCATCAAGTTTGCCGAGTTCTTCGGCGAGGTAACTCATGACCCAGGCACGCGTGGCTTTGACGACGGTGTCGTCGATCAGCAACGTTACCAGGGAGGCGTTACTGGTCTCGAAAATCGAGCGAATGTAGAACTCTTTACCCGAACCCGAGGTGGCCAGAACCGGTTTGAACGACTCCGGATATTTGACGATAGCGTAGAGAATCCCAGTGTCAGTCCACAGCCCTGCTTCCCGCACATACCAACCGCCAACATCCGGCGGAATGGTCACTTCGGCGAGCAGCCAGCTCGGATTTTTCTCGTCCTGGAACAGCGCATTGAGCGGCCCGCGCCAGACTTCGCGCTTCAGCGCAGTGGCGGTCGCGGCCGGGTTGTAGACCGAGCCGCCGCCGTCGCCGACGGAAATCTGCGTCAACTTGATCGGCACGCCCGCAGCTTTACAAGCCGTTTCGTAGGCAATCCCTGCGTTGGTGAGCAGGGTGTAATAGTCAGCCATTCAGGCCCCCTGAGGATAAATTGTGGATGTTTCGACGGTGTACATACCGGCGCCCATGAACGCCTCTCCCGAGGTTTCCAGCCCTTCGATGAACACCGGATAAATCGTGGTCAGTTCGCCGCAGAAGGTCGCGGCGCCGATGACGTGATTGCCGAAAGCGCTGAGGCCAACGGAGACCGTCAGCACATCGCGCTCGCTCTTGGCATCAGCCAGACGTCGATCGAGACGGGCGTCGATTGCTTCGCTGTAGGGTTGCTCGCTGAAGGCTCGTACGGAAAAACTGTAAGGCGCACCGGGCGGCGTCTGTTCGTACCAGGCGCGGATCTCGGGTCTTAACTGCAAACCCTTGGCGGCGTTTTCCAGCGCCTTGCGAGTGCCGGCCTGACGCGCGGTGGGCCAGGCGAGTTCGACGGTCAGGCGTTTTTCGGCTTGCGGCGCGTCGGTGCTCCATTCAGCAACACCACGATCCGCTGCCAGATACGGCAGAAAATCGGCGGGTGTTTCTGCAGGATTCATCAGCTCGGGAAACGGCGGAGCAATGCGATCAAGCGAGGCGCCAAAGCCCAGATCCAGGCCTCGTTCGAGGGTCGAACTGTTGGCTGGCAGCAGCGTTGCACGCTGAGTTTTGTCACTCATAGCGTCAGCACCTCGACTTCAACTGCCGTGCAATACGGCGCTTGAAACGCTGTCGTCACAATCGGCACCAGCGGTTCAAGAATCTGCAATTGCACGGCGCCGGCGCTGTGCAGCGTGTAGTCGATCCAGCTCGGATCAACCCGGCCTTCGAGGCGATGACAGCTGTCGGCGTAAGCCTGCAACTGCGCTTGCGCAGCAACTTTGGTCAGGCCCGAATCGGGGCCGGAATTGATCTTGGCGACGACGCGGATCTTGTAGCGCTGGATGT